ATCATAGGCATGAGCATATCCTTCAGTAATCATTTGCTCGTTCAATGATACTTCTGCGTCTCCAATATATAACCAACCAAGAAGGCGACCGTACTTACCCATACCGCCAACCAATTCAGTTCTGACAGAGAGTTCATCGTCACCAGCAATAGCACCTTCGAGTTTTTCTTTCATCCAGTTGGTAGCATCTAGTCCCAGAGCTTTCTCCTCAAGATTTCTCGTTCTTTTCTCTGGTGTATCAACTCCTGCAACTCTAACTCTTTCTTTCTTGTATAAATCAAAACCGAGGTCGATAGTAACATCGATAGTATCACCATCAAGGACACGATTGATCTCCGTCACTCGGAAGTTGTAGCAGCTCTTCCTGCTCGGTGGTGTCATTGCTCCCATCTTCTAACTCTGCAAATGCTTGTCGTAGTATGTATATGACTACAAACAATGCACCTGCAACTGCAAGTATCACACAGATAATTACTGACCACACAGGATCAACAACACTATCAAGAGGTCGTAATAGTAAATTCATTTCCTAACAGGCCAAGTAAGTTCCATTCCTATAGTAAGTAGTATCACAAATCCAAATACAAATATAGCACTCACAATCTGTTACCACTCTTTGAAGATGGTATTAGTTGGTATGCCATCTTATCTCTCAGTTTATTGACACGTTCTTCATTATACTGCTTGAAGTTTCCTCGTTTCTCAACTTTCTTATAGTAGTGTAATGCGTTGAGGATAATTGCATAATCCTCCATATCTAATTCAAAATTCATGGGTTCCTCGGATCAATTCCTAAATCGTTTAAATATTCTATCCACCAGTCTTGGTCCTTTATATATCTCCAATTGGGAACTTCCTGACCACGTTCTACAACATAATATTCATAGAGAGCATCATCGATAGTCTGTGCGATCTGTAAATTCCTCTTCCTCTTCATCAACGTCTGCATATGCATTGTCCACGAAGGGTCCTCGTTTTCGTAGAGGTTCTTTTCCGACATAAGAGTTTTCGGTGTTAACTGCAGATACCCAAACCGCAAGTTTCATTACTATAAAAATGATAACCAGTGGTGTGAAGCAACCGATTAAAATTACTGGATTCATAATTCATTAAATTGATAGTCTAAAATCATTCGGTATAGAGAATTTCTCACATACCATAAGTGTTCTTGTTCTTCTGCTGGTCTAGCAGGTGATCCTTCCCACATTTCCAGTCTTTTTATGACACAGTGATGTAATAGACGCACATCTTCTATTGTTAAATCTACTGTGTAGTCTGGTTCCCTATTCATTTTTTTGCGGAAAGATTCTTAGTGCTGCTGCCTATATTTATGTACATAAAAGATCAATTTTTAACCATGGTAATAGTGGTGGAATTATTCCAATGAGTCTAAGAAGACCCTCAGCAAAAAGTGCGAGAACAACCCAACCAACACACATACTGATAATTCCAGCATTACGATTATGTTTTCGTATGGCATCATCAATCATCTCCTTCACTTGTTCCTCAGTCATAATTTATGATCATTAAAAGGTTCCCAATGTTGCCATCCGTATTTATGGACTAGGTGCATTCCTATAATTGGTACAAAGACAAGACACCATGCCAGTAGTCCTAACCCATATGGGTTGTTTAATACTGTACCGCAAAATCTAGCAAACTGTAACATCATTCTTGTAAAACCGATAAGGTGAATAAAAATACTCCAAATACACAGTAGAGTGTAATGATTAATAATTCAGATTGGATATGCATATTCCAAACCCCATGTAATACTTGCTACTATGCAGCACAATAAAAGTAATCCAGAAAAAATGGCATGGTTCATTTGACTTATTCGATTTTATTTTTCCAGAGTTCTAAGAAATAACGATCTACTTTATATAAATCTGCTCTGCTTGGTGGTTGTTGTTCAACATCTTTAGACCAATCATTACAAAGTGCTCTCATTTCAGGAATAATACCATCAGGTCTATACATTCTACCAAAGGCAGACATAGCAAACGCATACCTCATTCTAATGCGCTGTTCCATTTCCTGAATAGGCGTCGGTTTCATAATAGTTATTTTCACCTCTTCTGTACCCGAAATATGTGGTGGCACATATGAATGGTAGTGATCCGAAAAGTAGGACATGTGCTAAAGTCATTACAATTTTTCCTCGTATATTTTAATTAAATTAATTACTTGTTTTCTGTCAGATCCACATGGAGCATTCCTTAAACATCGAAGAATCAATTCATTATCACTAATGGAAGGTTTAATCGTAAACCCCCACTTATCAACTTCACCTTCTACAGGTGCTTCGCATGGATCGAATTCATGTGGCATTAGATAGCATTACCTGGTGATAGTGATTGGAAAATTTTAGAACATGCATTGATAGCATGGGTTGCTCCATATACTCCAGAGAAGATATATGAGATACCTAACTTACTACAATACTTTTCTAGTTCCTGACATTTTGTTATGTCACTGGTACTATGATCAATAATAATATCACCCTCCTCAAGTAATGGCAGCAACTCATCTAGAGTATCTTCTGCCTTTTGCTCTGGGAGTGTAATCTGAAAGATGCCAGGGATTCTTCCTGCACTAGTGAACTTCTTACCATCAGACTTAACTGCTTGGACAAGATACTCTAGTGATGTCACACATCCACTAATATATCCTGCTTCATATTGTCCACAAGCATTCTCATAGTTACTACTATAACCCCAGACTTCAATTCCCTTTGCAATCATACGACGGGACATACCTTCACCAGTACGACCCAAACCAATCAATCCGACTTTCATTTAATTAACTCAATTTACGTGTACAACGCCAGTCATACCTGCTCCCTGATGAGGACCACAGAAGAAGTTATAGTCTCCTGCATCAGCAAATACAACGTCTTGTGATTCTCCAGGAGCAAACAGTAATGATTCTCTAGAGAGATCTGGACGTGCCTCTACAATAATATTATGTGGAGGTAGTGATTCATTGATAAAGTGAATCGTGTCACCTGCTGAGATTGTAATCTCGTTAGGTTCAAATGCTAGGTTGCCATTGGCACCCATTTTAACATCTACTGCCCAGACAGGAAGCGCAAAAAATAGTGTAGCCAAAACTGCAAAAAAGAATTTCATATTTCTCTTGCGACTACACTATCTATAGGAGATTATGTCTTATAAATCAACCATTTGTTTGAACTTCCTAACTTAGGAGGTCAACCAATTTGTTTATCTTTCTTCTCCACTGTAGGTGCTTGTTTTGGTTCATCATCTTCCTTCTTTTTCTTAGAAGGCATCACTCCGAAGGTAGCTAATGTACCAGTAAAAACGGAAGCAATAAAAGTTGGGTCGATATTTTTCTGAGGAACACCAGGAACAGTTACATAATTAAGGGTCAGAATTGCTGCTGACCAACCAAGTATGATAACTCGGACGAGAGTTGATACACCCTCATCCGCCCACTCAAATTTATTTTCCTTTTTGGTTTCCTCTTTCTTCTTAGGATTTGACTCCATGGATTAAAGAGCAAGGCACTTTTATTTATTTAATAAAACCGTTCTCTTCCAACCATTCACGAGTCATTGGGGTAGGATCATAGTCCGTCCACATTGTGCCACGAGCACAGGACTCAAGTGCATCCTGAGTCATACCTGCAGTTTTACCTGCCCAGGTTGCTTCCTTCTCCCAAGGTTGTGCTGAAGGTGGATATGTACGTTCTACAATCTCTTGCCACAATGCTGGTACTTCCTCTGCAGGTTTGATGATAGCAATCATACTATTATCAATCGTGCCTGCCATGCAGTCTTGTGCAGCGTGCCATCCTTCATGACGCATTACACTCATCAATACTCCAGGACGACCCATAAATCTTTTGTTCAAAAAGAAGTTATTAGAAACAGTGTGATACACTCCTCGGTGTCCTACTGGAAAATACTTCTCTGGTGCTAGAAACACTTTAACTCCGATTGTGTTAAGGGAAACGAGCATTGAGTTGAACTCAAGAGCAACAGGAGTAAAAGACTCAGTATTAGGATACTGACTAGAAACATCAAGGAGGTTATTGATTTCTTTGACTCCATCAGTACACTCCCCCAGTAGCATACAACCCATCGCATCCATACTGTAATAACCTTGTGTCAGGTTTTCTTCAGCCCGAACTGGAGTCGTCCCTAATAGGCAAGTACCAATTAGGATTGAGCTCAAGGCACTTTTCAAGTTTGTAAACTTTTTCATCATGTGTCTCCTTCAAATAAGTTTGGAATTTTTCTTCGATATTGTTTGTGTTTGTATTACCTTGACTTACCCAGTCATGACAAAATTCATACACTGCACGGCAGTGGTCTTCTAAATGGTGACTTAGAGCACGAAATACTGCAGCACGTAATTGCATACGGTCATCAGCATATCTCCAGTCTTTTGGGAACTCAGACATAGTAAAGAGTTATCTTTGATTAGTATATATCGCCGTCCTTAGTAATCAAGTATTCTTTTTCTTGTTTTAAGATTTCAATTTCAGATTCTAATTTAGCATACTTTACCAAGATTTTAAAATGCTCTGATTCCAGATTAGCAATTCGGTGTTTAAGCAATTCGACTTGATCCAAAATTTCTTTCTTTTTCATTAGTAATCCATGTTCCCACCATAACTGATGCAAGTCTTTTTGTTTTCTGCTGATGATCTACACCACTGCCTCACATATGCATCTGCATCTTTGGTCATTGAGAAGTGTGCATGATTATGGAGCATCCCTATTGTGATGAGCACACCGATAGTGATCAGATTGTAATGAACTGCTGGATGAGTGATCATCTTTATAAAATAATCTTTCATAAAAAAAGGGGAGTGCCATGGCATCCCCAGTATAACATCTAGATGTTTATGTGTTTATCAGAAGGAGTACTTAAGACCCACTTTAGCACCATATCCACGGTCAATGTCAGCATCGCCAGATCCGACGAATGAGACTTCACCATATGCACCAAGTGCATCAGATACAGCAACACCAAGACCTGCCTTACCAGAAGGAACAGTGTCACTCTCAGCACCATCAGGAGAAACCAAGGTAGCACCACCTTGAACGTAGTATGATGCAGACTCACCTAGTGCGCCTTCATAACCAACGTGAAGGTCAGTTGCGGTTCCAGAGTAGTCCGATCCCGTCCAACCAGCATTTGCTTCCACGTTGACGTAGGGACCTGCAAGGGCAGCACCTGCAGAGACAGAGAGAGCAGCAGTTGCTGCGAATACAGATTTGATGATCATTTTGTTTAATACCTTTTTTACTTGTGGAATTTACCCACAGATGATAGCAGACTCGACGTGTCTGCGTTTGTTACAGTTCGTAAAGCACGTGCCTCACGAATGTTTATTTATACTATCAGATTCTTTTGATCTTGTCAAGCAAGGATAAGTTTCTTAGTATAGTCATATGCATACAATTCCCTGTTGCCTTTGATGCCCCATCCCAACCACGTATATGCAGGTCGCATATAATAAGAAATGGTTTGATCATGCCCTTCAAATACAGGAAGAACACGTTGGAAGATAGGTTCGTTAATCATCCATCGAGTCTGACCTTCCAGACTACTAGGATCACAGATATACTTGGCACAGAAGTTTCCAAGACCTTTGTAACGACCGATAGAAGTCCATTGGATCAAACCATACCCACCAACCTTACATTCAGTGTAAGAGATGCGAGAACCACCCTCACAGATGTTGGGAATAAACTTACTCTCCTGTTTGATATTACCCATGATCGTAGCAAGAGCATTGCGATCAGTAATTTTAGTATGCTTTTGTAGTTCTTCTAAAACATACTGCTCCTCTACAGTACAGTCATCACACTTCCAGGTGAGATCATACTCTATTGTAGCATTCTCTACTGGTGGTGGAGCATCAATCTGATTAATAGAAGGATATGCACAACCCGTAGATGGAATAATAGTTGCTAAAGCAATTGGTAATACTTTGTTAAACATTAGATTCATTGAAAACAACATCCGTCACAGAAGGTTTAGACCTCACACAGCAAAAGGGACCACTTTTGACGGTGGTCCCTAAGAATAGCACAGTATTCAGTTTTCGTCAACAGTGAGTTAGGTTAGGAACAAATCTCTTTCAATTGCTTCCAATTCATTAAGTTCGTCCTGAGAACCTTCATCTTCTGGATGAACACTTCTAGGAACTTCCTTCAAGTAATCAAGGATCCTTGATGGTTTTGTAATTTCATACGGATCTGATGTGCAGTTATCAGATTGACCATCTTCACTAAAGATAACTTCAAACTGATCAGAATCGATAATTGAAGAATATCTCCATGATCTAACACCTAGACCGACATTTGACTTAAAGACATTCTTACCAATTTGTCTGCTGAAGAACCCATTACCATCAGGTAGGAACTTAACCTTTTGAACACCGAGACTTTCTCTCCATGCATTCATAACAAATGGATCATTCATACTAAGACAATATACTTCGTCTACACCAGCAGCAATGAGATCATCATATGCTGCTTCGTAGTCGGGAACTTGATTATTACTACAGGTAGGTGTAAAAGCACCTGGAAGGGCAAACAGAACAACCCTTTTATCCCTGAAGAGATCTCTCGTAGTTCTCTCTACATATTCTCCATCTTCATGAAATATAAACCGTGCCAAAGGAAGAGCAAGTCCAGTGTCTACAATGGCATGATTTTCTAAGTCTGTTTTTTTCTGTCTCCAAGTTGGCATGATTTCTAAAGCACAGTTCTAAACATATCTATATTTATATCACCAAATACCTGGGATGATCTGTCCTGTAGATGCATAAGCACCCATTGCTGCGATGACTCCGAGCATTGCTGCCCAACCGTTGATGCGTTCTGCGTTTTCGTTCATTGTTTTTGCTCCTGAGTTTTGTTGTAAATGATGACTCTACCATTTTCATGAGTGAATACTAATTCATCGTCATGTGCCCAGCAGAGTTCTTCGTATAGGGCATTCAGTTTCTCCATGTCTTCATAGAGTTGATTAGGATTTGACATCTTTTAAATGATGTGGTGCATGTTCTCGATCCATAGGTTTGGAAGACTCAAAGGGATCTCGTGTGAGATTTTTAATTACAATGAATGCTTCTTTATTGTACTTACGAGTGCCGATGGGTGATTGCCACTTTTTGTTATAGACTTCACCCACGTCAATACCAGAAACTTGAGTTCCTGCCATTTCAATTACAATATTGTCGGATGCTTCCCAACCATACTTATCGATGAGTTGTTTGATTTCATCGATCTGAGACAGTTCTAGAAATCTAGAGTAAGGTTCCTTAAGAATGTCATCCATAATGCGATCTTCTGGATCCAATTTTCCAATCATCAGTAGAGGTTCTCCTCTTGTTCAGTTTCAATTATAACATCAGAAGTTGGATATGCAACACAAGTAAGCACAAATCCTTCTTCCATTTGATCATCATCCAAGAATGATTGATCACTTTGATCTACTGTACCACTAACAATCTTACCAGCACACGATGAGCAGGCACCTGCACGGCAAGAGTAGTTCATGTCAACGCCACCCTCCTCGGCAGCATCTAAAAGATATTGATCATCCTGACAGGTGATAGTTGTTTCTGCACCGTCAGGAGTGCGGAAGGTAACGTTAAAGTCCATTAGTAAGTTTCGGAAAGGTTTTCTACAGAGTATGCCAACAACACAAGGAAGGCAATACTAGTTATTGTAAACAAAATTTGATACATTGTCAAGTAATTAAATGCCGAAAAGTCCGAAAAAGAAAACACTACCAGTAGTAGCATAGGAAACCAGTGCAAAAGCAAATCCAATCATTGCAGTGCGACCATTGAGTTTCTCTGCTTTTTCTGCATATGACTCATACCCATAACGCTCTGCGTCGGTCTCAGAGATATACATTCTTGGTTCAGTGGCATACATGTTTGTGCGTCCACCGTCTTCAGTTGTTACAGTCATGTTACACTCCGTTATAAATCTTTACATATTATATAGTAAACATAAAGATTTGTCAATCCTAAGATGCTGGTTCTGTCGAAACTCTTGTTGATTCTGTGACTCGACCCAGATATGGATCATAGTTCACAATGTCTGCAAGACTCATCGTAGACCCAGAGGTCTCCCAGTAGTTCCACTGTGATTGATAGTTCTGCTTATGAAATACATCCACATGTTCTGGATGAATAGAAGAACCCAACTCAGTTCTGTATAGAAGTAAAGGAAGTGCATACGTGTTCCCTGCGTTATACAGAAGATCATCCGCAACTGGACGTGGTTTCACACCATTATCAAGTTTATACTTGTCAACACCCTTAACATGGAAATGCATGAGTTTCTCAGCATACCGACGATTCATAATATAACATGCTGTTGAGAAATCATTAACAAAACGTTTATGAAGTCTGACATGAATATCACCTGTACAGATAATAGAGATCTGTACGCAATCCCAGTCATAAGGAAGACGGGAATAAAAGTCTCTCCAAGTAAAAGGCCAGAACTTTACAAGATCAAGACTACAATCATCTTCCATGAAGACCGCATAAGGTGAATCAGAAGTGTCTAACCAATGTCTGATTGCCTTTAGGTGTGATGTAACACACCCAATCTCACCAGGACTCATTCTTTCAGGATAACGTCCCTTCAGAATATCACTCAAATCATCTTCTCTACCATCATATGCAGAGATTCTTTCATAGTTTTCAATCTCCCAATACTTAAATTGGTCCTCCATAAACTCACGTCTCTCTGGTTGACCATCGAGATTGAGATAATAGACAGGACCAAAACCTTGAAGTTTATGTGTTGATTTATTTTTATCCATTAATCTTGCGTAATAACAAAGCAGTTTTTAAAAATGAACTAGGTGAATTCACCATAATATTTGTTTTTGAAAGAATTGTCAAGTCTATAAGTGCATCCAGAACACTCTTAGATGTTCTTTCTACATTTCCACACCAACCAGCATCTTTATTTTCCTTTTCAACGTAGTTTTCTTTTCTACGAACAACTACATTATCAAGTTTGTTAAATTTCTTTTCAACATTTGGATCATCAGATATGACAAAAAACTTTTCATCTGGTTGACTTTCAATCCATTTATACTCCTTATCAAACTTAGGAATATAAGTATTAAAATCTGTTGCTCTCAAATGAATACCGATCGTAAAAGAAGTTACACTATGCTTTTTACAATATTGCTCACAGAAATTTTTAATTTTATCTATAAATTTTAACTGTCTTCCTGCTTCAATAATTAATTTCTCATCAATCCATTCTGGAATCCAATTGTTATTATAAAGATATACTCCACAATCAGATAAAGGAAGACTCTCAATAGATTCAAAAGAATTGATATTATAATTTTCTTTCCCTTGAATAAAATCTTCGTGCATTAAAAGAACACAACTAGAAAATTCCTGCAGTGGTCGATCAATAACATCTATATCAGACAAAAAGATTTCGTTAAACGGCAAACGACATGCAGAAGTGTCTCTCCAGACAACAACTGGTCGCAACTTATGATAGTTTGCTACAGCAAGTCCACCAAGCAAAGTTCCATAACGGTTGCCAAAACCTCCATCACAATAGATGTTTAAAGTTCTCATACGACTACTACTAACCTATCGTCTGATTTTTTGTTTAGATCACATTCGATGATATGAGTTTGTGCTCCAGGATAAAACTCAGAAATAAAATCACAGAGTTCTTTTGCACCTTCAGCAGTTTGAACATCCTCACAAATGTAAATGCCACCATCACGAAGGTATGGTAGATAATTATTAGCATTCTTCATTTGTTGAGTGAGTTTGTGATTAGCATCATCAATGATAATATCAAACCTCAAATCATTAAAGTTTTCTTTAATGCAATCTTCTTTTTCACAATCAAAGTTAAACAATGTGATTCGTTCATGACTATTCACATCTTCCATTACAGCATCACCATCTACTGGTTCATACTGATAGTGCCATTGACCATCTTCTTGAGAGAAGTCTTCAACACCATATATGTTAGAGTTTTTGAAATAGTGCTCCCACATCTTGAGTGAACCACCAAATAGAACACCAACCTCAAGAACATTCATCTCATCAGTTCTACGATCAGAAAACGTCTGTTCATACCAATT